CTGTTTTAGGTTCTATTTATTCTGTGTCATTATTAAACACCACACGTACCTTCATCACAAATAGTATTAAAGCCATCAAACATATCTAACTGACCATCATCTTCTAATGCTTTGTCTAATGGTTCACAACTTCTATGTAAAAATAGTTCATCTTTAAATTTATTTTTAATCTTATATTTTTCTTGGTCACGAATTTGTTTATCCATTTGAACTGCCTTTTCGAATAACTCTGGATCATTTTCTTTTATTTCTTTCCAACCTGATTGGCTATGAAAAGGACAAAAATAACAACCTGATTTACCTGGATTTGTCCATCCTTCTTTTTCTATTCTTGCTAAACATGCTTCTCGATCCCAACCCCAATCAAGTAAAGGATATTCGTTGTGTTCATACAATTTTTCTTTTTTACCTGTTTCAGGATCAATAATAAATTTAGCTCTATGACTTTCACCTGCGTCTATACCTATTAATCGTAAAGGCAAATTTTTGTCGCCCCATTTTTCTTTTATATGTTTTTCAATAGGTGAAATTTTAAACTTGTCAGTACAAGATCTCATTATCATAGAAGGAACTGCTTTTTGATATTCATAATAATCATATATTGCCACTCTCTCATTCTCTTGCCAATGACCTTCTTTAACTCCTTTTACCTTATTAGATGCTGTGTAATATACAGTTTCAAAATGAATGTTGTGTTTTTTACAAAA